GAAATTCTGGTGAAGTTACTCCTGAGGAAATAGTTCAATCTAAACAAGATGGAACTTCCTCATCATCTATTGTGGAACCAGGAATGGACAGTTCTGGAGAACCGACATCCAAAAGGGAAGAGTCGGTTCCCAAAGAGCAAATAGATGCTGAAGATAATTACGGTTTTATAACGGATTTTCTTGACGGAATATAAAAAATGTAGTATAATATGAATTTGAACGAAATGTTAAATCTCGAAGATGAGTTAGAATTGAAATCTTTTGAAGAATCTTCAGACAGTTCTGGGGAAGTTATTTCCAGTGAAACTTCTTTAATAGAAGTGAAAGAAGAAGTAGATTCATTTCAAGAAGAAATAGTAGAAAATAGAAGAGAAGACTACAATTGTGCTAGAAAAAATTTGAAAAATGCTTTGAAAGTTGGTTCTGAATCTTTAGAGGATTTATTAGAAATAGCAAAAGCATCTCAAAGTCCTAGGGCATATGAGGTCATATCAACAATGGTTAAGAATGTATCTGAAGCATCTGATAAATTGATGGATGTGCAGAAAAAATTGGAAGAATTGGAAATATCCTCCGATTCTGAAAACTCTTTAAGTAAATTGGATAAATTAGAGTTGACACAAAACACTAATACAATATATGTCGGTTCAACAGCAGACTTGCAACAATTAATACAAGAAAGTATGGGGACAAGAGAAATAACTCCTATCAATAAAACCGAAGACAAAATTATAGATATTTCCACTGACGAAAAAGATGAGTGAGGTTATATGCCTTTTTATGAATATGAATGTAAAAGTGAAAATTGCGATCATCGATTTGAGAGAAGACAGGGTATAAATGATAAACCTTTAGTTACCTGTTCCAAATGCGGGGAAAAGACTCTGGCAAGAGTTTTTCACACTTCTGCTATTATATTTAAAGGGTCTGGGTTCTATACCACGGATTATAAGAATAAAAAATGATTGAAGATGTAGAAGAAATAGGTCATTTTCAAGGAAACCCTCTTGTCAAAAAAGCAGGAGCAAAAATAAATTTCACAAAAGAGCAGATTGAAGAGTTTATCAAATGCTCCAAAGACCCTTTCTATTTTATTGAAAAGTATATGAAGATCATCACTATCGATAGTGGTGTTCAGTTAATCAAACTCTATCCTTTTCAAAGGGAAATGATTGACATGTTTATCCGAGAGAAGTTTGTACTTGCTAAATGTGCTAGACAGTCAGGAAAAACAATCGGAGTGGAATCATTTATTCTTTGGTCTATTTTGTTTAATGATAATTACAGAATCGGTATGTTTGCGAATAAGTTTGATACATCCAAAAAGATTCTGAAAGAGATTAAATATTCATATGAACAACTTCCGATGTGGCTGCAGCAGGGAGTTATCGCTTGGAATAAGCACAGTATTGAATTAGAGAATGGATCAATGATTAATGCGTCTGCCACCTCAGGAGACTCTGGAAGATCAAGAACATATAACTTAGTATTCTTAGACGAGTTTGCCTTTGTTCCTGATTATGTTGCAGCAGACTTCTTTAATGCGGTATATCCTACAATATCCTCAGGACATAATACAAAAGTTATAATCATCTCCACTCCAAACGGTTTGAACTTCTTTTATAGAATGTGGACAGAGGCGGAAGAGAATAGATCCAGTTACAAAACATTCCAAGCTAATTGGAGAGATGTTCCAAATAGGGATGATGACTGGGCAAAAGAGACTCTTGCTAATGTTGGAGAGAAAGCATTTCAACAGGAGTATGAATGCGATTTTCTAGGTTCATCAAATACTTTAATATCAACCACAAAAATTAAAGATATGGTTTGGAAAAAACCTCTCAAAAAAACTCAGCAAGGATTATCTCTATTAGAAGACCCGAAAAAAAATCACCAATATGTTTTGACGGTGGATTGTTCAAGGGGTGTTGGCCAAGATTACTCTGCAGTTGTTGCTGTAGATGTCACCCAATTTCCTTACAAGGTTGTTGCGAAATATAGGAATAATGAAATATCACCTATACTTTTTCCGAATGTGGTATTTGATATTGCCACATACTACAATGAAGCAATGATTCTAGTTGAAGTGAATGACATTGGAGAATCTGTAGGTCATGCCTTACATAATGATTTAGAGTATGAAAATGTTGTCATGACCGAACATGGAGGAAGAAAAGGTCAGAGAGTTTCTTCTGGGTTTGGCAAAACTTCTTTCTATGGATTAAGGATGACCCCTAAAGTTAAGAAGATTGGAACAGCAATATTGAAAACCTTAATTGAATCCGATAAATTGGTCATTCAAGATATTGATATTATATCAGAATTGTCAACTTTCGTTCAGAAGAGAACTTCATATGAAGCTGAAGAAGGATATCATGACGATTTAGTTATGTGCTTAGTTATATTTGCTTGGTTAATTAATCAAGAATATTTTAAAGAACTTACGGATAATGATATTCGTAAGAAATTAGAAAGAGAAAAAGACTTTGAAACCTTTGAAAATCACCTACCTGCAGGATTTCATATCGGTGGCAATGATTCGGAAACTTTTAAGGATAAAGACGGTGATGTATGGGAAGTTGTGAATTATGACCCATACAAAATATTCTGATTTTTGAAAAATCTATAATTTATAAATATTTGTGAAAATTGTTTTGCTTATAAAGGAGTTAAGTTATGGCATCACTATTAAGTCCCGGAGTTTTAACTAGGGAGATAGATTTAACAACCGTTGTGCCTGCTGGAGCGTCTACTGAAGGTGGTATTTCACTTTTAACACATTGGGGTCCAGCTGATAAACTAGTATTAGTTTCCAGTGAAAATGAATTAGCCGAAAGATTCGGAAAACCTTCAGACGATAATGCTGCTGGGTGGTTTACTGCTAAAAATTTCTTATCATATTCAAATTCATTATATGTAGTGAGAGCATTGGATAAGACTCTTGCCTTAAATTCAACACAATCTGGTGTTGGAACACTTATTGAAAATTCTGATAAAGTTGATTCTTACTCAGGTTCGGAAGGTGTTTGTGCTAAATATCCAGGATTACTTGGAGATTCTCTTAAAGTTTGGATTGCAGATTCAGCAACTTTCAGTGGTTCTACTTATGAAAGTGAATTCACTGCTGGCGCACCTGACCTAGATGAGATTCACGTATTAGTCATCGATGAAGATGGACTCTTCTCTGGTGTTAAAGGAACAATCTTAGAAAAATATGAATTCCTTTCTAAAGTTTCTGATGCTAAAAATAGGGACGGTTCTTCCAATTATTATAAACAAGTCCTTAACGATAGGTCTGAACATATATCTGTTTTGAGTGACCTACACGTTGATTGGGGCAAAAAGTTTGCCGTAGTCCTAGACGATTCTAATCCTGCTGGTTTATCTTTATTGCTAAATGCTGCTGATTGGGATCTTGCTGCTGAGATTAATGCTTCTTTAAGTGGTGGTGCTGACGGAACAATGGATTCCACTGCCGGAGCAGCTGCCATTGAATTAGGTTATGACCTTTTTGCTGACGATGAACTTGTTGATGTTAGTTTTCTACTAGCAGCAGACGGTGGAGTTAGTCTTGCTAATAAATTATTAGACCTTGCCTCATCTCGACAAGATTGTTTAGCGGTTGTATCCCCAGAGAAGGGTGATGTAGTAAATAATGTTAATCCTTTTGCTAGTGTTAAAAATTACAGAGATAATTTAAGTCTAGGTGGATTAAAAGATTTGAAATCCAGTTACATTGTAATGGACGATAACTGGAAATATCAATTCGACAAGTATAATAACGTTAATCGATGGGTTCCATGTAACGGAGACACCGCAGGATTAATGGCTGAGACTGATTTGGAAAAAGCATTATGGTTTAGTCCAGGAGGAAGGTCATTAAAGAATGTTATTAAACTTGCTTGGAAATCTAAAAAATCTGAGAGAGATGTACTATATCCTCTAGGTGTAAATTCAATAACAACTTTCCCAGGAGAGGGAGCAATTCTATATGGTGATAGAACAATGCTTCAGAGACCTTCTGCTTTCGATAGAATTAATGTAAGACGTCTATTCCTAACAATCGAAAG